AGCAAACAAACTGGGGCAGGACGCATACGTCCAACGCCTCAATGAACTAAACAGATTCGACGACTGCCTAGTCGTTGACCTAAATGAAGGAGACCAGTACTTCGTGCACCCCAAGGCACTGCCCAGTCGTACAGCCGAGGACATCCTTGGTTTCATCGACCGCAAGTGCATCGACATACAGTACCGCACTAACGTAGAAGGAGAAGTCACGGGCATAGATCTGTACTCCTATGAGAACAAGATCTCAGAGACGCTAGGCACTGCATCAATCCGAGATGCCATCAACTACTTGATGGACATGGACGAGCAGGAACTATAACAGTTGACATTGCATAGGGTGAGTCATTCAATACTAGGATGGCTCACTTCTATGACTGCAATGATACAAAGGATGCATTCCTACGGGAAGACATCACTACAGTAGCACAGGCTCGCAAAGTCCGTGCTATTTTTCCATCCGTTACTACCGTACTAAGCATCTGCAAGGATGAGTTCCTAGACGGCATATACAAACCATCCAAGATGGTTGAACTAGGGAGAGAACACCCTTACAAGCACTGGCGGGAGATCGAACGCCTATGCTACGGGTTGCGACCGCACCCTACCGACGGGGCACTAATCCCTTCATCTGAATTTGGCACAGCAGTGCACCACCGTATCGAAGAGTTGATACAGGCTCAGCTGCACGGGCACGAAGTCCCAGAGTCACCATACCAAGAGTGGGCGGCACCTTTCCTAGAGTGGATGAAGGTGTGCGACGTCAAGCCTGTTGCCACCGAGTGCGTAGTAGCAGACAAGCTTATCAAGATAGCTGGAAGCGTTGACTTCATTGGCTATGACTCCGAAGGTAAGCTATTTCTGGCGGACTACAAGTGCCGCACCAATACCAAGGGCAAGGCTAAGGTATACGAAAAGGACTGCGAGCAACTTGCAATCGAAGCGTTCATCATACAGCGGGAGCACGGATTAGACTACACTCCAGCGTGCAGGTCAGTAGTCATTGACTGCGATACCAAGAAGCACTGGCACCACGTGTGGAATACAAAGGACGTTAAGATGGGCATCGCCAACGCCAAGATGATGGCGAAACTTTACTGGAACAAGAGGATGCAGAAGTGAAGGATATGCAACCCATTGACTGGACTGCCAACGGTTACTTTATACAAGAGCAAGCCATACAGTTGGACGGCTGTGACTCAGCCGTACTAGGCATCACAGACCAAGGCTTCCTGTGCTACAGCTATGAGCTACTGATAGATGTATTCGTAACCAGAGACGGTATGCAATACGACGAAGCCGTCGAGTGGATCGAGTACAACATTGTTCCACTGCATATGCACGGGGACTTCACTATGGTATACACCGACTTGTAGACGATGCTATTTGAAATCAAATACAAGCAGCGGGATATGCCCAAAGGATTTATCTCAAGTGCAATCAAGCACGCTCACACAGCCGAGGCTGCACTCAAACTCTTTGCCCCTAAGAAGCCAGACAGAGCTGGATACACAGTTACCAAGCGTAAAGCCTACGTACAAATCATAAGCGTAAATGAAATACCTACCAAGCAGCAAACTCAAGCAGTGGAGGCAGGACAACAAGCCGAAGGTGTGCCCGATCTTCAAGTGCAGTCTATATGATTCAGTAGTAGATCACTGTCACGATACTGGACTTATCAGGGGCGTGCTGCACAGGCAGAGTAATGCTTGGGCTGGCAAGATTGAAAACTCTTGGAAAAGATTTGGCCGCAACAATTCAAAGGCTCCCCTGCCAGATGCACTACGTGCCCTAGCAGACTACCTAGAGAATGCTAGAACAGATGTAATGCACCCAGTCGGACTGACACAGAAGTGCAAACGCTTTAGTAGACTGCCAAAGGACAAGCAGTTAAAGATATTATCTCAAATGAAATGCAGTAAAGATGATATTAATTCTTGCAAGAATGCAGCTGACCGCACAAGATTCTTTCGTGCTGCCTTTATAGGGCAGTGCACTTAACACATAACCAATAACACATAAGCAATAAAACATATGAGCATAGCAAAGAAAGCACTAGAAGAACTACAAAACTGCCACGCTACATTTACGGTAGCCCCACTGACAGAAGACTTATCATTCTCATATCTAATTGAGATTGATCAAGACGAACAGACAGAATACTGCGGTGTAAGCAGCATTGAAGAGGCATTCCAAACTATTATGGAGCACCCGTATAGCACTGCGACAATCAATATAGGTGACAGAATCCCTGACATTAAATTCCGCAAGTAATAACACATAAGCAATAGAACATATGAAAATCCTACAAGAAATACAGTCGGAGCTGAAGGCTCCTAAGGGTCAAAGGAATAACTTTGGCAACTACGCATACCGCTCTGCCGAGGACATCCTCACAGCAGTCAAGCCTCTGCTACAGAAGCACGAGGTATGCCTTACACTCAGCGACCGCATTGAATGCCACGAGGGACGTGTATACGTAGCTTGTGACGCAGTCATTAAGCACGAGAAGCTAGGCCTAATCGGGACAGCCACAGGCTATGCTCGGGAGGCACTAGCCAAGAAGGGTATGGACGAAGCACAGATTACTGGCTCGGCCTCCTCCTATGCACGCAAGTACGCTCTTAACGGACTTCTTTGCATCGACGATACCAAAGATCCCGATGCAACAAACACTCACGGGAAGGGCGAACCTTCCTACAAAAAGAAAACACAAACCCTGGATGGGTTAATATAATGGAAACCAAGACATACGATAACAACAACTCAGGTGCACTCTTCCCTAACCAACGTAAGGAGAAGGAGACTCACCCTGACTTAAGTGGAACTTGTGAAGTTGACGGCAAGGAGTACTGGTTCAAGGGTTGGAAGAAGACCAGCAAGAATGGCCTGCCATTCCTGTCGGTATCATTCGATCCTAAGGAAGCAAAGCCAGACGTAGTATCGTCTGGAGTTGCACCAATGAGCGACAGCCCTATCAGCTTCTAATAAATGGAGTTCGATAAAATCTGGTGGGAGAAGTTCCGCCATGAAGAAGTCCAGTCGATCCTAGAATTAACTGGAAGAAAGAACAGTGACTACACGGGAGGCCAAGAAAGCGGCAACCCCTTTGCGAACTTCGACGAAAGCTCGGAGTTCGGTGTAGAACCCCTCACTGGTATATGCGTACGGATGGCTGACAAATTCCAGCGAGCTAAGGCTTACTGCAAGGACGGCAGACTATCCGTGCGCTCCGAAGGCGACCAAGCCGCCGACATCTTTCGAGATCTAATCGGCTACTCACTGGTTGCACTAGGTATGATCGAAAGAAAAGACCGCCAACCATAAGCACCCCAATACGTCCAGCTCAGTCCGATCCTGCTGCTGGACAATGGGACTCACAAACTATGAAAAACTATGACCAACGCACACAATTTATTAGATCCAGAAACGGAGTTACCAAACAACATCTCAGCAGAGCGGGCACTGATTGCCTGCTGTTTGCTTGGGGATAATTCAGACGCATACGATAGTATCTCTGGCATCATACAGCCAGACGACTTCTATGCTTTACGGCACCAGCTTACCTATCAGTCCATAGCGGAGCTATCGGGGGCAGGCGAACCCATTGACGAGATCAACCTTGTCGAACGCCTTAAGGCTAACAACAGCCTCGACGAAGTCGGAGGCATCGCAGGTGTAATGTCTATGGCAGGTGAAGTAGACACACCCTTCAGGGTTTTGAACTATGCGGGCATCGTCAAAGAGAAGAGCAACCTACGCAGGATGCACCGTGCATACAAGCTGGCCGCCGAGCGCAGTGCCTCAGAGCAGATGGACTCAGCCGAGATTCAGGGACAGATCGACAGCGAGCTAAGCCTAGTCAACGGTAGCGAGTCAGGGGTAGAGAAGATCTCTAACTCTGTTGAACTACTCAAGGAAGAGTTCAAGCAGATGCAAGAGGGCACCTATGTAAAGGACGTTGTACGTACGCACATCCCGCACCTAGACGACAAGCTAGGTATGGGTGGCATCGGGGCAGGGGAAGTATGTATTGTCGCTGCACCTACCTCCTGCGGCAAGTCCGCCGTAGCCATTAACATTGCACTACGTGCAAGTAAGATTGACTCTGTACCTTGTGCCATCTTCTCCTTTGAGATGCCACAGAAGCAGATCGCCAGGCGTATGATTCAGACACTTAGCGGTGTCAACCTACGCCAGATCGAAGAGAACGTAGCTACACCCGCCAAGGTTAAGTCAGTGCACGCAGCCAATGAGCTGCTGGCAGGACTACCTATATTCACTGTGCACGCAGTGAAGGGGGCCGACGACCTCAGGAGCCAGATCAGGCTACTGGTACGTACGCAGGGAGTAAAGCTAGTGGTGATTGATTACCTTCAGCTTATCCCCTTCGGCAAGAACGTAGGCAAGACCGAGGGTATCTCATCTATCTCTCACAAGATAAAGCAGATAGCAGTGGAGCTGGAGATCGGCATCCTGCTACTGGCACAGGTCAATCGTGAAGGTGCCAAGCGTGAAAGCGGCCTGTCCCTTTACGACCTTAAGGACTCTGGTGACATCGAGAATGACGCAGACGCAGTCATACTTATGTGGCCAGAGGGAGGTGACGTTGAGTCCGCCAAGAAGGTTGGACCCGAAGGTCCATACACTGAGTTGCAATACTCAGTTGCAAAGAATCGAGAAGGCGAACGTGACGTTCGTGGAATCTTCAAACTATATCACTGCGTAGGAATCATAAAATAATGCTAAACAAAATTAAACTAATTGAAATCGTATCTAAAGAATTTGGAACTACCCCTGCGGTTATCCGTGGAAAGTCCCGAACACAACGTGCCTCGTACGGCAGGGATGCACTGTCTTACCTGATGCACCTGCACAACTGCACGCATGAAGAGATTGCACGCTTTGTAAACAGGCACCGCACCTCCTCTACCATGAGCATCAAGCGAGTAAAGGAACGCATCGAGTCAGACGCAAGCGACTGCGTCACTTACTGCAAGTCCCTCAATGCACTGTGCCAGATCTGTGATGTTGAAATGAAAGGTAAATATGAAGCATAAAAAATTTGACTCAGATTTATTTGACCTGACTGACAATCCAGCACGGGAGGCAACCAAGCAGTACCTATCCCGAATGAATCAGACTGCCATTGATAACCCTGACAAGTACTGCGCTGACCTAATCATTGAAGGGCTGTGCTACATAGAGTGCGAGTGCAAGCTCGTGTGGAAAGGTCCAAGGTTCCCTTGGCCTAGCGTGCACCTGCCGCAGAGAAAGAAGAAGTTTGCTAAGCTGGATATGCCAGTGCTGTTCTACATCTGGAATGCAGAATACAGTCACGCCATGAGGATAGCAGGGGAGCTACTTACCGACGACAGACTCGTTGAGGTTCCTAACAGAATGATAGCAAGTGGTGAATACTTCTACGATATACCCACAGATGAGATACATATCGTCAGTAAAACCTGATATACCTTGCAATCCTGTGATATAATCACATAGTAAAGTTACCTTAGTAATAAGGTTTGCGTTATGTGTGTTCGCTTCCTATTGATTCGGGAAAGCAGGGGACTTTTTTTCATAGTTCTAGTCCCCAAAAACTTGGCCTCTCCTTTAATCGGGAGAGGCCAAACTTGTTTTAGGACCTT